CTTCGGCAGAAGGTCAGGCTGCCGCCGTGTGTCTCAACGGAATCACCAAGATGGTGTGCGGTGCTCAGACGACGCTGGGCGGACCTGTCGCCAGCGACTCGACAGGCCGTGCGGTGAATGCGGCAAGCGGCGACTACATCCTTGGTGTGTTTCTGGAAGCAGCATCGCAGGCCGGAGACGTTGTTTCCGTGCTGCTCAAACGAGGGGCTGCAACCCTCTAGAGCGGTAGTTATGATCGCTCTCAGACAGAGAAAGGAATAGGAGAACAAACATATGTCTCAACCCACAGCAGGTGACGTTCATGTCAACAGACCGCTGACGAACATCAGCATTGCAACGATCCAAAGTGCTACAAACTTTGTCGCTTCGCAGGTCTTCCCGATTGTCCCAGTTGAGAAGCAGTCGGATGCATACTACAGCTACGACAATGCGTTCTGGAACACGGATGAGATGGAAGTCCGTGCCCCGGCGGCGGAGTCTGCTGGTAGCGGTTATGAAGTTGATGCTACCCAGACCTACTTTGCGAAGGTTTGGGCAATCCACAAGGACATTCCGGACCAGGTTCGCGCCAACGCGGATCCACAGATCAACCTCGACAGTGATGCCACCAAGTATGTCACGCTGAAGGCGCTCATTCGTCGCGAGAAGCAGTTCGCGACGACGTTTCTCGGCTCGAGCATCTGGTCGTATGAACGCACTGGGGTGTCCAGCTCTCCTGGCACAGGTGAAGTCCTGCAATGGAACGACGCCGCCAGTACCCCTATCGAGGATGTGTGGAATGCCAAGGAAGCTATCCTGGAGCGGACGGGCTTCGAACCGAACAAGCTCGTGTTGGGCTACAGCGTCTACAAAGCGCTCGTCAACCATCCCGATTTTGTGGATCGTGTGAAGTACGGGCAAACGACGGGCGTAGCAATGATCGACACCAGCGAGTTGGCACAATTGTTCAAGGTCGAGCAGGTCTTGGTCATGCGTGCCATCTCCAACACAGCCAAAGAGAGCGCCGCTGCGTCACACAGTTTCATTGGCGGCAAGAAGGCGTTACTCTGCTATGCTGCTCCGGCTCCCAGTCTCATGATGCCGTCCGCAGGCTACATCTTTTCGTGGACGGGCTATCTCGGCGCGGGTCCTGACGGCAACCGCATCAAGCGTATGCGTATCGATCTTCGTTCCTGTGATCGCATCGAGATCGAGATGGCCTTCGACATGAAGAAAATCTCGGCGGATCTGGGTGCGTTCTGGAACAATATCGTCGCATAATCCGTCTGGAGCCTCTTATGACCGATTCCAGCCCTCTCCTGCATTATGATCCGCGCATGGTGTATGTTACCACGCGCGCCTTCTTGTTCAACGGAGTCCAGTTTTCGCCAGGTATGGAAATTTCGTCTGAGGATACTGGACTTCCGGTGTCTAAAATGGACGTGCTGCTGCGGACCCGATTCATTCGCCCGGATCGGCCGCGCGAAACGACGGCTAAGGTTTCCGCAGCAGCACCGTCGTCGAATACCGCTTCTAGCGTTCAAGATGATGTTGAAGCCTTGTCCTGGTCAGAGGTTAAGAAACTCTGTCGGCAGTACAAGGTTCCTCTCAAAGGGACGCGCAGTGAGATACGGAAAAATTTGCGGGCCGCCGTGGGATGAGGTCTTCCTCATCGGCGGCGGCCCGTCTCTCCGAGGGTTTGACTTTGAGAAGCTCCGTGGCCGAACAACGTTGGCTATAAATGATGCGGTTCTCCACATACCTTGGGCGACGGCGTTGTTCAGTTTGGATGTGAACTGGGCGCGAAATCGTGCAACAGTTATCCAAGAGTTTTCCGGAGAGAAGTATCTGGCTCTTCCGGAAGACGGTCCTGAGATCCCCGGCGTCGTGTATTTGCAGCGATCACGTTCGCCGGGACTCAGTACCGATCCTTCCAGAGTTTGCATGGGAGGTAACAGCGGATACGGTGCGCTCAATGTAGCCTACTTGAAAGGCGCTAAGCGGATTGTCCTGTTGGGCTATGACTTTCGGACCATTCGCGGAGAGAAGCATTGGCATGCCGGGTACTTTTGGGATCGGTCTTCGTCTATGCAATACTTTGCGGATTGGGCGCGAAACTTTGACGACGCAGCTGTGCAGCTACGGAAGGCAGGTGTGGAAGTTCTCAACGCCAGTCTCGAAAGCCTCATCTCCGCCTTTCCCAAGATCCGCTTAGACCAGGTACCATAGGAGATCATCATGAGTTGGACATACAGCGGCGATCCTGCAACAAGCGCTCTGGATCAGGTGCGCTTTCTACTTGGCGATACAGATTCGGATTCTCCACAGTTGAGTAACGAGGAGATCGACTTTCTGTTATCTGCTACGGGCAACGAGCCTTGGACAGCAGCCATTCGCGGCGCTTACGGATTAGCATCCAAGTATTCGCGGAAGATCACCAAGAGCATGGACGATCTGTCAATTAGCTACGACCAGCTTGCTAAGCATTATCGCGACCTGGCCGTACAGCTTCGCAATCAAGCAGCGATGTCTTCATCGCTGGCAGTTCCATATGCAGGCGGGATCTCCGTCTCCGACAAGCTGAACGACGAGAACGATACGGATCGCACTCCACCAAGCTTCACTCGCGGAATGCATGACTTCACGTCATCTCTGACAAACGAGACTTTGGGAGAGTGATATGCCTATTTCGGATTGGTTGGACTTGATGTGCTCAACCGTCACTTATGAGGCTGTAGCATCAAGAGATGACTACGGAAAACCGATCACATATTCTGCCCCTGTCAGCTATCGGGCTTTTGTAAGTAACAAGCGCTCGCGAGTAGTCAGTCGTGTGTCTGGTACCGATGTGATGTCCAATGGACATGTGATTCTGAATGGAATCATTTCGTCGATCAGTCCTGACGACCGATTGACGTTGCCGGACGGTTCGACCCCGGTTTTGTTGAATTGGGGAACTGCCAACGACGAGAACGGTCCTCATCATACTCGGATCTACTTCGGATAACGAGCGATGGAAAGCGCAGGCAAGGAATTTTCCCTCAGTATCAGCGGAGGTCCGGAACTCAGGAGAAAGTTTTTGGCGTTGGGACCGTTAGGTCTCAAGGTTGTAGCAGAATCTTTGCACCAATCCGCTGAAGAAGTCGCCAGGCTTAGCAAAGAATACTATGTTCCCATCAGAACCGGAACGCTTCGAAACAGCATTCAAGCCTCTTTTCCGAAGACTGAAGGGAACAATGTTACGGTTAGCATCACTGCCGGAGGCGCAGCACGAGCATATGCCGTCATCGTGCATGAGACAAACCGGAACTATCGGAACGGTCGCCAGTGGAAGTATATCGAGACCCCTCTCCGCGAATCAATTCCCGACATACTTCGAGAGCTTGAAATGAGTCTCAACAGTGCATTGTGTTCTTTGACTTAAATGCTACTTCTCGATATCATCAAGGCAAAACTTGTTTCGGCAGGCGTCGTAAACAATACGACGTGGAAGTGCTTTGTTGGGTTCTGTCCAGACGTTCAGGATCAGGTAGTGTCTCTGCATCTGAGCGGAGGCTTTCCGCAAGACACGCACGAAAATGACAATGTGATCGAAACGTTTCAGTGTAGAATCCGTGCTGCCAGGTTGGACTATGCGGCTTGCGAGGCAAAGTGGCGCCAAGTTTTCAATGCACTTCAAGATGCGGATCTGTCAGCCAATGGGATCCGGATGATTCAAGCGATGGCAAGCGGTCCTTTGGAATGGTACGACGAGAATCAGCGTCCTAACATGACTATCAACTTTCGAGTGGTGAGAGACAAGCCATGAGCGACTACGGATATTGGACTGTCACTCCAGAATGGTATCAAGAAACTGCATTCATTCTCGGTTGTGGACCTAGCTTGCGGAACGTGGACGCGGATAGTCTTCGGAATGCTGGGTGCGTTATTGCTATCAACGACAGTTATCTGCGTGCTCCGTGGGCGGATATTTTGTACTTCTGCGACAAGAAGTGGTGGCAGGAAAACAAGTCCCTCGTTGCGTCTACGTTTGTTGGACGGTGGATTGTAACGATGGACGAGTTCTATCCCGGAGTGAAAACGCTCCGGAGTACAGGAGCGGAGGGTTTGGAGAAAGATCCCGGAGGAATCCGCCATGGATCGAACTCTGGATACCAGGCTATC